CACCACATCCACCACAGAGATATAAAAATACTCAAAAAATAGTGCAGATACATTGTTTTTGCCTGTGGTGGATTTTTAAGCAAATCCACCACAATGCACCGCAAATCCACCACAGAAAATCAGCTTTTGGGCGGCGCGGACATGGTTTGCTGTTCATAGGGCGGCGGGCCGGGCTGATAGCGCTGGCGGGATCCGCCAAGCGCCTGTGCCAGCAGGCGGCTGCCTTCATCGGTCAGGCGGGCGGCCTGATACTCGTATGCCGTGCGGGTTTTCACGCGGGGCAAAACCTTGGCAATCTCCCGCCCAAACTTGTTGCCGCTCAGGGGGTAGCGCTCGCCGTTTTCCTCGCACCATTTGCGGTAGACCTGGTACAGCACAGAGGCCTGAACGGTATAGCCGGGCAACTGCATCAGGCAGTCGTCCAGGAACTGCTTCAGGCGGTCCTGCTCGCCGCGGTATTCGGCGGTAGCGGTGTCCACGGCGGTACAGGGCGGCAGCCCGCGGCGGCGGCCATTGTTGCTGCGTGCCAGCCACAGGCGCAGCCCGTCCAAGGCCCAGTTCAGGATACCAGGCAGCTCCGCAGCCAACTTATCCGGCAGCTGCAGATCCTGCTTGGATTCGGGGATGGTCTGGGTGAACGGCACCAGGCGGATGCGCCGCCAGATGCCGGAATCGGTGCCGCGGATGCGCGGCTTATGGTTGGTTGCCATGATCAGCTTGAACTCCGGTTTGAACTCAAACTCGCGGCCATACAGGTAGCGGGCGGTCACGGTATCGCCGCCGGTCAGCTGCTTGACCATGGCTTCGTCCAGCCAGACATCGGCCGGGCATTCGGAGATGGTCACCAGCCGCGCCCCTTTCAGGCGGGCAATGTCGGTGCGGGGGCCTTCGGTGGTGCGGCGGGCGGTAATGGTTTCGCTCTGGGCGTTCATGGCATAGCTGCCGAACAGATCCGCCAGCACATCCAGGAAGGTGCTTTTGCCGTTGGAGCCATCGCCATACAAAAAGAAGATACATTGTTCCCGTGTGGAAGCGGTGAGCATGTAGCCCACCATGGCCTGCAGATAGGTCTGCAGCTCCTGGTCGCCGCCGGTCACGCTGGCAAGGAAAGCCTGCCATACCGGGGCTTTGGCGTTGGGGTCATACGCCGTACCGGCCAGTTTGGTCAGCAGCTTGTCCCGGTTATGGGGGCGCAAGGCTCCGTCCTTCAGGCGCAGGATGCCGTTTTGCAGGTTGAACACCCCGCGGGCGGCATCCAGCTCAGCATCCGTTACCGGAATGCCGGCCAGGTGCTGGGCTTCGGTCAGAAGGTTTTTCTTGGCGGTGCTGCCGCGGCTTTTGCGGATGAACTGGCGGTATTCCTTGGCCTTGTCAGGGTCGTGCATGCCAAACAGTTGGCGTTCCATGCCATCCAGCATATCATCACAGAGGGCTTTGACGGCGGCGGTCTCGTCCGGCTTCCAGATGCGGCCGTCCCACAGCATCCAGATCTGCTGGGTAAAGTTGTAGCGCACTTTGCCGCGGTACAGGTCCCGGAACTGCCGGGCGTTGCCGGTATCGTCCCGACTGTATTCCACATGGGGCTTGCCGGGGGCAGGTTTTGCAGGGATGGCTGTTGGCTGGGCGGGTGCCATGCGGTGCAGCAGGGCGGTCAGTTCGTCAGCGTCACTGGGGCCAGGGGCGGGCGCGGCGGCAGGGTCATACACCTCGCGGCAGTCAGCGATGGCGCGGGCCAGTGTCAGATTGCCGTAAGTATCGGCCCCGCGGCGTTCGTCCCACTTGGGGCGGTACAGGCCGCTGCTGCGGAATGCGGCATCCATGCGGGTTTTATCGGCTCCCAGCCAGAATGCCAGCAGGTTGCACAGCGCCAGATCCGCTTCACTGTGGGAAGCCGCATACCCCTGCCAGTTTCCGGCCAGCAGGGCGGCCAGCTTTTCGCCACCGCGGGCCTGTCGGGCTTTGGTCAAAATCTCCTCGTCACTTTGCGGCAGGCTGTGCTGCCGGGGCGCAGGACCGGGGGCAGCGACCGGTTCCGGTTTGGCCAGCCAGCGGCGGTACACTTCGGCCGCAGCATCGGCGGCGTCCCGCACCGGCAGGGGCGGGTCATGCCAGCTGCGGCCCGTTACGGTAAAGTAACGGCCCCCGTCATACATTTCCAGCCCTGCGCCGGGGGCAAGGGCACGGCGGCAGGCGGGGCCGGCTTTTTTGCCGCGCCACAGGATATGCAACCCTGTGCCACTGGGGCTCAGTTCGGTATAGCTGTGCATGGCTTCCACAATATCCAGGGCTTCGGGCAGGAGCTCCCCGGTGGCAGGGTTGATGCAATGGTCGATATCGATCCCGCAGAGCCCATCCCCCAGCACATAGCCGATGCCGCGGCAGCCCAGACGGGGCACCGCCTGAACCGCCGCGGCATAACTAGCCCAGGTGGCCGGGTCGGTGCTGCTTGCGGGCGCACCGGTTGCCGGGCAGATGGGCCGCTTATCGGCTGTGCAGCATACCCACCGCGCGTTGACTTTCAGTTCTTCGGGTATACTGTTCATAGAACCTCCTTAAAAGGGCAGGTCTTCGTCGTCTTCCGCCTCAGGGGTAAAGGAATCAGCAACAGGCTGGGCGGCAGCTTTCGGCTTGATATAATCGCTGACATTGCCGGTGCCGATCAGGCGGTCAAAGTAGGTGTTCTGGTAGCGCGGGTCATTTTTCTGTTCTGCCAGGGTCAGCTGGCCGATCTTGCCGCAGTATTCGGCAAGGCGGTCCGGCAGGGCGGCCAGGTGCGGAACGGCTACCCCCACCGCGTTGGTGAACTGCTTGAAGTAAGGGAAGCCCTGCGCGTTGAAATTGAAATTCATGTACAGGAACCGGCCTTTGTACTCGCCCTCCGTTACCACCCAGCTGGTGGAAAAGCGGGGGTAAGCGCGCTTTTCGTCCGGCGGGTACAGGCGTGCTTCATTCAGGATGGCAGTGTAGCGGCCGTCCGGCAGCTTGCCGCCGGTGGCTTCCTGCGCGGCATCATAGGTGTTTTCCAGGCTGTTGAGGTAAGAATAATCGCTCATAATGTTGTTTCCTCCAAAATTTCAGCGTTCAGCTGTTTGTATACCCGCCTGCGAGCTGCGTACTGGCTGCGGCAGGCGGGAACGTTATTGTCAACAAAGTCATAAACAAGGGCGGTGGTTTTGCCGGGGGCCGGGCGCATGATGCGCCCCACGGCCTGCTGCACAGATACTTTGTCCCGCACGGGCTGCACCAGATACAGCCGCCCGGCGCAGGGGATATCCAGCCCCTCTTTGGCAAGCTGGTAGGTGGCAAACAGCACCCGTGCAGGGCAGGCGGGGTCTTTCAGCTCCCGCAGGGCGGCGGTGCGGTCGGCGGCTTTGGTGGCCCCGCAGATAAAATGTGCGTTCAGCCCCGCGGCGGCAAAGTCACTCTGGCTGTGCAGGGCACGGCACATAGTTTCCAGAATATCCAGGCCGCAGCCCAGCGCCAGCACGGTTTCACCATGCAGGGCATCCTGGGCAATCATGCGGACAATGCGGGTATTGCGGGCCGTATCCGCGGCCAGGCAGCGGCGCAGGCGGGCCGTATCAATGTGCATCTGCTCCCGCGGGCCGGGGGTGTAGCTGAACTGGGTCAGAACAGGCTGAACCTGGGGGATGACGGTGCTGCCGGTATCCACCAGCACCTGCTGGTCAACCTGGGCAATGGTATCCCCCAGGATCATGTGGATGGTGTGTTCCAGTCCATCCCCGCGGGCCGGGGTGGCGGTCAGGCCGTAGCGGTAACGGGCGGGCAGACAGCCAAGAACGGCGTTGAACATCTGGGCGTTGGCGGGGTTGGCGACCACATGCTGGCATTCATCCACAATCACGGTCCCAATGCGCCCGGCCAGATCATCCAGCTCCATGTGGTACAGCGTCTGCACGGTGGCCACGGTCAGATGGGTGCCAATGCGTTTTTGTGTGCCGTTCAGGATGCCGATCTGCCCGTCCGTCAGCCCAAGGCGGGCTTTGGCGCGTTCCGCTGCCTGCAGGACAAGATCATTGGTGTGGGCAATCCAGAGCGCGGGCTGGCCGATGGCCCGGATCAGGTACAGCCCGGTTTCGGTTTTGCCTGCACCGCAGGGCATGACCAATACCCCCTGCGGAGTCTTGCTGGCCAGCACAGCATCCGCGGCTTTTTGCTGGTAGCTACGCAGCCGGATGCTGCCGGGCGGCCAGGCCGGGGCGGGGCAAAGGGTCATGGCGTCCCGCTTTTGGGTATCCTTGGGGCGGCGGTGCCACACATCGTTTGCCATGCCGCGGGGCAGGATCAGCTCATTGCTCTGCACCTCATACAGCAGCAGTTCCCGCGGGATGCTGTAGGTGGGCAGGCCCAGGTAAGCGGCGCGGGTGTAGGCCGGGTTGGGGATGGTCAGTTCCTCCATCAGGGCACGGCGCAGTGCGGCGGGGCAATCGGTCAGCCGCAGACGGCCATCCAGGGTGAAGATCATGGCAGCACCTCCGGGCAGGGCAGGCGGTACTCTTCCAGCGCCTGGGGGATGGTGTGGGGCATATTGCCCAGCGGCACGCTGCCGCGGTCCCCGGCCAGGATCGGCCCGCGCACCCTGCACCAGGGGATGAACGCCACGGTGGGCGGTTCTGCCCGGCGCACGGCAATCAGGGCCGCACCGCCTGCATCCTCAAACCGGCTCAGGTTTTCAATTTCGTTGGGGCGCAGGGCCGAAAACGGCAGGTTTCCGCGCTGAACCGCCTTGCACTCAATGCCAAGCGCCGCGCCCTGAACCATGGCGGAAATATCAAAAGGCTGGCCTGCCCATGCTTTGGGCCAGCAGCGGGCCCAGCTGTTGGGGGCGGCGTTCAGCTCCTCGCAAAGGTCCTCTTCCCACTGTTTGCCGTTGCGGCTGCGTTGCTGCTGCAGTTTATTGCGCTGGTTCCTGCGCCGGTTGGCTGGGATCATGGGCGCTGCCCTCCTTTTTCTGTTTCATGGCTTTCAGCAGGCAGGCTTTGCACAGCGGGCGGCCAACGTATTTTTGCGCCATGGCAGCGCACTGGGCGGCGGGGATCAGCTCGCCGGTGGATTTTTGTACACTGTCCTTGATGCGGCCGCCGCAGTCGGCACACAGGATGCGCACCGGCTCTTTGCCCTCGTTCAGCCAAGCGGCAAGGTCTTTGCCCAGCTGCGGCGTGATGACGGCGCCGAACCCATCCAGGAAGGTGACATCCTTGCTGGTGGTGGCAATGTGGTTGCGGGCAATGTTCAGCACAATGTCAAACTCATATTCCAGGTTTTCGCGCTGGATGGGGGCAAGCCCCAGCTTGACCGGCTCCATTTTGCCGCGCTCATTGGGCTGCAGGGCATAGTCCTGCTTGACGCGCAGGGTGCAGATGGTGTGGCAGGGGACCGAAAGGATGGTATCGACCATGGTGTTCTGCAGCTTGCCCGCCGCGTTCCAGGCAGTGTAGCTGTTCTGGCCGCGCTGGGTGGCGGCGATCGCATCCTTGTATTCCAGCACGCCGCCTGCACCGGCCCATGCGTGGGACAGGCTGTCCACGATGACAACGCCGTCCGGGCCGACAATATCGGCCCCCATCCTGACGTACTGAATGTACTTTTCCACACTGTAGGGCGGGTCCATGTGTGCGTGCAGGAACTGCCCGGTGGGGATGGGCAGGTCGCTGCGGGCGGCGTATTCCAGGGCGCGGTCGTGTTCGGTATCGATCAGGGCAACTTTGCCCCAGTCCCCGGTCATGCCATAGGCAATGTACAGGGCGCTGAGAGTTTTGCCGCCGCCGGATACCCCCTGCAGCGCCATGCGCAGCTTGGTTTTTTGCCGTGCGGCAGGGGCAAACAGATTCAACGGTTCAGGCATCAGGTATCCTCCTTTTGATTTTTGGCTGCCTGGCGGGCGGCCAGGGTGCAGATCATGTCCAGCACTTCGCGCTTGTCATACAGCGGCGAATCGGGACGGTAAGGGTTATCGCCGTAAGTGTTCCGGCGCTTGGCTTCCGCATTGCGGCAGCGGGTTTCAATGCTGTTCAGCTCGGCGCAGCGCAGGGCAGTAAAGGCGGTGGCTTCCGGGTTAAAGGGAATCCCGCCGCCCCCGGCCATCCGGGTCAGCTCGGCCACCTGCTCGGCGGCAACATACAGGCCGGGCAGAACGGCTTTCAGGTCCGTGATGGCGTTCTCGATCTCCACGGGGGAGGGGTACAGGTTTTCCTGCAGGCGCATCAGGGCATCGGTCAGGATGCCGGCCGCACGGTTGACCTTTGCCGCCGCGCGGATGAACTGGTGCTCGGTGGAAAGGGGGCCGAACAGCAGCACGGCGCGGGTCAGGGTGGTGTCATCATACAGGTGTGTCACAGGCGGTCCTCCTCCCAGCAGTCCAGGGCTTCCAGCTTGGATGTGGTAGCCGGGGCAACGCAGTTTTCCGTTTCCAGGAACAACAGGCGGCCTTCCCGTCCCCAGCGGCCCCAGGGCATCTGGGTTTCATCCTTTGCGGGCAGCAGGGTCCCGCCGCCGGTGGTGGCCAGGGTGCCCAGCATGGCGGTCAGGTCGGTGCTGAACCAGTACATCTGGCCGGTGCGGGTCTGGGCAAGCTGCAGCGTTTCGGTGCGCAGCGGGGAAAGAATCAGGTCCTCCCCGCTGCGGCCAATCAGGGCGGCCAACTCCGGCGGCTGGCAGTCCAGGGGTTCCGGATCCGGATAGCCTTTGTACCAGTAGCCGGAACCGGGGCAGGGCAGGCCGTGCAGCCACTCTGCCAGGCAGCCCAGCACGGCGGGCGGGCAGTTGCCCCATTCGCATACAAAGCACCAGCCCCCGCCGCACAGGACCAGCACATCATGTTCGTTCCGCCAGATCTTGCACCCGGCGGCTTTGGCGGCTGCTTTCATGCGTTTTACAATCGCTTTTTCGTTCATCAAAAATCATCCTCCTCATCCTCATCGGCCCAGCCGTCCGGGGCGCAGGCGGCCAGGGTATCCAACATGCCGCGGGCAGCTGTGCGGGCGCGGCGGGTCACGGTGTCAAACAGTTCGGCATCCAGGGCTGCGGCGTGCAGGTTGGCCCGCAGCACGGCGCAAAAGCCGTCCATGGCATCGGCTGCGGCATCCACGATCCGTTGGCAGGCATCGGCATCGGGGCGGGCCGCGTCCAGCTGCTGCTGGGTTTCAGCCAGCTGGCGCAGCAGCTCTGTGTTCTGTGCGCGGGATGTTTCGGCCAGCTTTTGAGCTGCATCAAACACGCGGTCCTCGCCCTCTTTGCGGTACTTTTCAATGTCGGCTTCACTTGGCGGGCAGACAGCCACATCCTGCGGGCGGTTTTCCAATTCCCTGAGGCGGGCGTTCAGATCGGTGTTCATCTCCTGCCGCAGGGCGGCGGTTTTTTCGGCATCGGCGGCGCGGGCTTCCGCTTCCTTTGCCCGCTGCTCGGCTTCGGTGGCGCGGCGCAGGGCGGAATCTTCGTTTTTGTGGGCGGTGCGGTAGCTTTCCTGGGCACCGGTGGCGGCGGCTTGCAGCTGGCGGTTCTGCTCATGCAGGCCGTCAACATCGGCCAGGGCGGCATCGCGGGCGGCTTCGGCGGCGGCTGCGGCATTGAGGGCGCTCACCCGGTCGGCGCGCAGCTGCTGGTTTTCTTTCAGCAAATCCTGGTATTGCTTGTGGGTGGTAATGTCGCCGGATTTGACGGCCTGCACCAGATCGGCGGGGGCGGTGGGCTTGGCGGCGGCATATAATAAAGAAGGGGAAAGCGAATCAAGGATCTTCTGCTGTTCTGGACTGCTGTTATCAAACAGAGCGGTAACTTGCAACAGACGGTAGGCCGCGGACTTGCTGACGCCTATACTCTCGCACCAACGGCGGAATGTATCCTCGCCGCGGTTCCCATGTTTTGAGTTGTCCCAATTTGGGACAAGTGCCTCATGCGCGATTGCTACCCCATCAGCCATGCGGCGCAGCCCAGCTTCTGCCAACCTCCGCCCTGCTGCGCATTCTCGTTCTGCAAGGTGCAGGTCGTTGACCGTTTGCTCATCCAGCCCGCTGTAATCAAACGCCGGAGCCGAACAGGCAGTTTCCGCACCGGACAGGTTTGACATTGCACCGGAAGTGTCCGCAGGGGAGCAGGGGTCCGGCGGGCAGCTGTTTGCATCCGCCTGGGTGGTCGATGTTTCCTCCGCCAACGTGGCAGCAGGGGCGGCCATAGTCACAGCAGCATCCGCATTCGGGGCAGTCGTGTTCACTTTGCATGGTGGTTCCTCCTTGTTGGACAGCGCGCGCAGGGCTTTTACCACAGCGTCCGGTACCTCATAGTCATCCTTCAGGATGCCGAAGCATCTCCCCAGCCAGTCTTCCTGCGCCAGGTCGGGCTCTTTGGTCTGGGCCTTGGCGTACTGCTGGGCGGCCCAATCGCTGGGCACCCATTTGGTCTGGTGTTTGTCCCAGAACCAGAACCTGCCGTGTTTTAAGGCGTACAGCAGGTGGTTGACCTGGTTCTGGCAGATCATGTAGTCAGTCAATCTTCTACCTCCATGTCGATCAACGCTTTGCGCTGGGCGGCGCCGGTGTCTGCGGCACTGTAGCACAGGCTGATC